TGTAGCAAATGTGGTCAATTCCACAACTTTTGATTTATCTGTTACTCCTTCATCTACACCTTCAGGAACTCTTACTATCATAAGCCAACCAAGAAGATTCGTAAGTAGGGCAGCGAATACAATCACTACTACTCCCGGGTTGAAGTTTGTAGCGGGTACAAAAATTTCTTTGGCTGATAGAATCTTTACTGTAAGTAGTGCAACGGCTGATACTGGAACAGTTATCACTGTCATTGAAGATGTCCCAACCGAGTTTAATACAAGAAGATATAGAGGTGAATTTATTCAATACGGTGCTGACGGTGATGGTGGAACTGTAGCAGAAATTGAAGCCCTGAATACTTATGATATATTCACCTTAGGAAGTGCTAGTCACTTTAATGACCCGACAATTGATTTAGCATCAACTACAACATTAGAAGTAGGTATGAGAGTAGATGGAACTGGTATTCCGAGTGGTGCAACCATAGCATCTATAACTGACGGTGATACGTTTGAATTATCAGTTGCTACAGATGGTGGTAATTTATCTGGACAAACTTTGACCTTTTACAAAGCGGTGCCCTATCAGGCACAGGCTGGTACAAGCACTATGTTGAATCATTTCTGGCCTTCTGGAAGTAGAGGTGGTCCTATATCTAGTAGATTGGATGGATACGGGTATGTTTCATCAAGTTGGGTTTATCCAAGAGATTATGGCTACGATAAACCAATATGGTCTGATGCTGACGATGATGGTTCTTACGCAGTTAGTAGCGGTATCAGTAAATCTGACTATAGTTCACTTACAAATCCAACAAGACCAAGACCGTTTGGATATAGATTCAGTTTAAGACAACCATACAACAAACCACAGTGGTCTACATATGGACTAAGGGCTTTGAGAGAGACAGCAGTTACAGGCACAAACGCAAGTGTGGCATATCAACATGGACCGCTCGTTCAGGCTGAGGGCGGGACGTGGACTTACGCTGGTGGAGAAGCAGGGGTATCCAATCCTACTCTTTCTAGTATGTATGTCGGTATAATGGAAAGGCAAACAAATTTCAGTGGTATGTTAAATGTAGATAAACCCGGTTATCAGGTTAGATACAGCGATGGGATGCGATTCACAAGACCGTTTGGTTGCCCGATTAGAACATTAAGAAATGCTTCATCAGTTGCAAGAGATTGGTGGGGTGACAGTTTCGGTAAGGATATTTCGACTGTAGAAGATATGCTCCCATACTACGTTGTAGATTGGTGGGGTAATACTCGTGGAGAAGATGTGCGACGATTCCCTGTTCGTGGATTCGGTATAAGACCTGCTTGGGATGCTGGCGATACATATGAATTTGATAGGTCTGCTAACGCATCACCCGCAACCCGTTCAGCAGGATTATTTAATCTAAAGACCGCTTACAACTCTGCTGATGGATATGCCACGATTAAAACATTTACAGTAACCGGAGGTTCCTATAATAATGACCCGACTATCACTCATGCTTCTAGCACTTCTATAGTAGCAGGTATGGGTGTAGCAGGCTCAGGGATTCCTACAGGGGCGTATGTTGCGTCGGTTACAGATGCCACACACTTTGAATTATCAGTTGCAACTACAGGAGGAAGTAAATCTTCTCAGACATTGACATTCACAGATGGAAGAAGTTTACCAAGATTCGGTGGTAGGTTAAACATTCATAACAATGGTAGTGCGTCAACTTTGATTGATGTATTCTTCCCACGACACTCCTTGAGAGTAGGTGATATGGGTAATGGTAGGGGAATAAGATATCCTACTATGTTTAATGAAGATGTCCTTACAGCCTTAGATGAACCATATCATGCTACAGGAATTGTATTATCTCATCATACTTCTGAGCCTAATTTAAACGATGGTTACCTAAGAGCAAGGAATGATGTCTTACAGAATGATGAAGTTCCAAGAGGTATAAGTGCAAGACTAGAAATTGACGAAGACGGGTTATTGAAACCAGAAGCAGTGGTGAGTGATAGAGTAGAAAACATATCAGGAGATTCACCACATAAAGATGCGATAAGTAGAAGCAGCCCAAGAATAGGAATTGATACTGAAAACCTTGAGGGTCAAGATACTAACATGATAGTGGTGAATACTGAGGCTCATAGTTTACATACAGATAGAAACGTTGGACAGCGTGTTATACTTCAAGGTGGTATGACAACAGGCTCGCAAACATTGACTGACTATGATTTAACTTCTCTATCCTTCGCTGCTCAACCTAATGGTGGTGTTATGCGAATGAGTCATACATCAAACTTCAACCCATTAGGTGGTATATATGTCGCTGAAACCAAGAATTATCTTTCACCAATTAATGATACAGATTGGGGTTCATTCAGTGATGCTACTTGTGATTATAATAATGACCCTACAATAGAAATGGACTCAACAGCAAAATTAGTTGTAGGTATGACTGTAACAGGAACAGATATACCGGGTGGTGCTACAGTAGCGAGTATTACTGATGCTGATACATTTGAATTATCTGCTTCAACAACAGGTGGGGCAAAGACGAATCAAACACTAATATTCGGCCCACCAGTAGGTAAGGGAAGTAATCCATATGTCACAAATGTATTCAATAGTGCATCGAAACGTGCAAACACGAATGATAAATCAATTTCATTTATGCTAAAACCTGTAAGATTATTAGATAAACAACACGTGGAAATGTTCAGGTCAAATTTGAATCTAGCAACAACCTCTCCTCAATACGGTAGTAATTACTTCGCTGCTACAGCAGGTGGTAGATACGGTTTATACACATATGAAACTACAAGTGGCAGAGCAACAGGTGGTGGTTATTTCATGGCATCTACAAGTCCTAATACTAATGCTCCTTATACACCGGTATACTTTATGGACATAAATGCAAGTGATACTAGACCAATAAGTAAAGGGCCTAAGATATTAGGTACAGGAGTATCTGGCTACGATTCTACAACTGTGGATAATGAAGTGACACGTGTAATGATAAGTCAAAACACACTAGAACACTATCGCTCTGATGCTTCAAGAAGAAGAACATTCCAAGATGAAGAAGGTGTATCACATCTAAGAAAGGATTTCTCTGTTCAACCAAGGTTTAGTCAATCCTTACACGCTAAAGGGCATAAAGGAGATTTAAATCTCGATGGTGGTGATTTACCATGACAGTAATTAAAAACACTGCTACTGGGAGGCATAACACCGATACATCATTGTATGAAAAGAATGTTAGGAAACCAGTCTTTGTGGATAATGCAATTCATTTTGCTAAACTAGATGTCACTAGTGGTATACAGAATAAAGTTACAATTGAAAAATCGAATTCTAATACGTTTCAAATTATGCCCGAAAATGAATTTGAAATTGTTGAGGGTGAATCTAACGTGCAGATTATTCACAAAGGCGTTGATGGACATACTAGTTTGAATTCACCTTATTTCATTAATGATAAAATCTCCTCTACAAATAAACCTGTATTACTTTATGACAGTTCTAATTCAAAGGATAGACTAACTGCATCAACAGTAGAAAGTGCTACTCATGGTGTAAAGTTAAACTTATCAAATATGAAAAGTAGAAAATTAAGAGATATAGGGTTTAATGGGGATAATGTAAAACTCGGTCAACCTATTGATGTAGGATTAAGAACAAGTGATTTTGCTATTAAGATAGTTCAGACAGTAAGTGGTGGAATAAATAGCGCTAACATAGGAAGAAGTCTAAGTAGCACAGCGAATTCTACTGCAAGAAAACATCATTCGACGAGGTTCATAGGGCAAGATTTCCATAATGTCAATATCATGACAGCACTACGATTTTTATCGAGGCACGATGGAAGAATGGTTATGGTTGATAGATTTGGTAATTTACTATATGTCCCAATTAATTTTTCAGAAAGCCCATATACAATAAATCCTAACTTAAGATTTGGAGGGCAAAGTGCGGATAAGATAACTAATACACCCAATAGAGTTACAGTGCAAGGATTACCGCTTTCCTTGAATGATAATGTAGTTGTCACTTTAGATGATACTGAAAGTCAAAGCGGTGTAAATGGTGAAGTCAGAGAGGCATCAGGAGTTATTACAGATATGACTGTAAGAAGTTCACTTGCTGCAAGAAGAGTAGCACGGCAGGTTTTACGTAGTTATTCTTTAGAACAAGGTGCAATACAAAGTACAGGACATTACAATCTATTACCGGTAAGAGCAGGTATGGCGGTGAACTATGGTAACAGGCAATATGTTGTTAGTGAAATAAAACATAACGTAACAACTAAAATGAGTGATGTTTCATTATTAAGTATCGATGTAGGATTAGAAGGTATACTACAAGGTGTAGAGGAAGGCGTCGTATTTGAAAATAATACTGTAAGTCCTTCAACATACATTCAAAATAAAGAAGAAAACATAGCAATGTTTGGTAGTATAAAGGTAAACATTTATTCAAGTTATCGAGTGAGAGAGATTGGTGAAGATGCGTTTTTGATTGGCGGTTATCCGTCAAGAGGTGTAATAGGAAAGAACGGTTTAACCATTGGGACGATTAAAAAACAGGAAATGAGGTATTAATATGCCATTATCTAATAGAATAAGAAGAGTGCTTTTACAAACAATAGCAGACAATATAAACGAAGTTATCGTAGGTTTTGACGGGACACCTGCAACATCTGATGATGGTTCAGCAGGTCGTCCGGCTGTTACTTTAACTCCAAAAACTACCATAGTAGATGACAGCACTTTACTCGTAGAAGCAAAATTAGAGAGGGCAAATTCATTTACAGAAAATATAAAAGAAGTCTATATTCAATATCGTGGTAGTGATAGTTTCACTCCTGTTGCTCGATATACTACTAAGGAATTCCTTAAGAGTGAAAATAACGAAGTTAAAATAGAGATTCTTATTGAGGTGGCATGATGACAGGTAATCCTTTATCCGGTCACACTAACCATAACTTGGCTGCGTTAAGCGGCACTGCGAGTGCTGTAGATGGTTTGGCCGATGGTGACCATATAGTTTCACCCACACTAACAAATATCCTTGAGGGTGTTCACGGTAACGGAGTTATACTTGAAGAAGACACAGCAAATGGTGCAACTAATAGAAGTGTACCTGAAAATTTGCCCGGTATATGCGAACAAGTTACAAATACTTACACATTTACAGTTACAGGCGGTCATGCAGTAATTGATGGATTACTATATGCATTCGCTGGTGGCCCGGGAAGTTCTGCTGATATAGATATCACGTCATCAAGTAATCATAAAACAGGTAGTCCGTCTGCTTTAACATCAGGACAAGAAGCACTTGTAGTAGTATATGTATCGAGTGATGGTGGCGATGCTAATAATATATACTGGGAATTAGGTTCTCCGGTAACGGCTGCTGCAAACACTTACCCATCTGCTCCGAGTTCATTTTTGAATTTTCCTAACGGTTCTTTAACTGTAAAACAAAGTGTAGTTCTTGCTGTATTACGAGTTGTATATTCTTCTGGTGGAGGAAACTTAAAGGTAAGTATAACAGAAATCAACGATAAAAGAGCATTCGTGCGCCCTTCCCCGCTTTACTTTTCACCTGTCACCACTGGTGCAGTTGGGGCAGCAAACGCACCTGTTGATTTACATACTGAACTTGATAATTTACATGGTGGTGGAGATGAGGCTGGTGATTTTACCGGCTCAAGATTTGGTGCTTTATGGCAAACACATGGTTCCCAAATAAGTAGTACAACTGCTGGTGATAATCAAAAGGATGTTTTGTATTATAGTGCTACCAACGCTGCAAGATACACTAGGTCTGTTTTTGATAGAATACTTACAAGCACCGCAACGAGTATCGACATAACTTCTGCTGATGCCAATATACTGATTTTAACACCCGGTGGTAGTGGTGCAGTAACTACCAGTGGTTCTTTCCCTGCTGGTTATGTTATAGAAATAGGAAATCTTCATGCAAGTAATGACTTAACTTTTGCTCTTACTAACTCAACAACTTCAACAGTGAGTGCAGGTGGATATGGGAGATTTGTTTGTACTGTAAGTCACGCTTCTGACCCAACATTTGTAAGAGTAAATGATGGAGTTTTAGAAGCATCAGAAATTCATATTACTACAAGTGGAGTTGGTGATGCACTTACAATTGAAAGCACTGCGGATAATGCTTCTACTCATGCTCCTAATTTAATTTTATACAGAAATGGTAGCGATACTCCACTAGATAATGAATTAATAGGAGAGATTAAATTTAGAGGAGAAAACGATAATACTCAAGACGTTGAATATGCTACCATACAAGGTGGGATGGATGATGTTTCCGATGGAACAGAAGACGGAAATATGACTTTTAATATTATAAAAGCAGGAACTCTTAGTGAGTTTGTCCGTCTTAGAGCAGGAACTAGCCAAGTAGTCATAAACGATACACAACATAATATCGACTTTAGGGTTGAAGGTGATACTGCCGATAACCTGCTCAGAACAGATGCTACTAATTATCGAGTAGGTATTGGGACTGGGACTCCTTCATCATCTTTAGAAATACAAGACGGTTTAACTACCACAGGAGCAGTATTAACTTTATCAACGAAGGAACCAAGTGTTGTAGCAAATGATGTATTAGGTCAAATTAACTTTCAAGCCCCGTTAGATACGGGGGCGGATTCGGATTTAGTGGGTGCATCTATTCAAGCACTAGCAACTGGTACATTTAGCGATACTGTAAATGCAACAGATTTACTTTTAAAAACAGGAGCGAGTGAAACTGCTACTGAAAAAATGAGAATTAAATCTGATGGTAAAGTTGGTATAGGAACTGCTATTCCACAAACACTTTTGGAAATAAAAAACCTTACTGAAGACGATGGGCCTATGCTTAGATTAAGTGGCTCAGGTCAAGATGGGGCAAATAATTTAATTGGTGGAATAGAGGCTCATAACGCTGATAGTAATGGTGATGGCCCTACTGTCGTAACTAACATAAA